ATGTCGTTGATGTGCTCTGCGTGGTGCTTACCCATCTCTTCTTTCAAGACTGAACGAATGTCACCTAGACCGTCGTCTTTGTCATTTAGGAAAATTGCTACCTCAGACATATCGAATGAGTGAGCGATGGTTTTAGGCTTTGCTGCAACATTCTGGAAAGTAGGCTTGGTTGTGTCTGGTAGTGTGCCGTTCTCTGCAATTCCACCACCAACAGTCTTGGAAGGCTTAGCAGTAACTACTCTCCATCCACTTCTGTCCCATGGTTTCTTTGGTAGAATTGAAAATGCGTTGAATTCTTGGTTTAGTTGTGACCAAACTTTTCTACCGTAGATTGCTTGGTATGTTCCTGCTGTTGTGCTTAGCAACGGTGCATCAGCCTTCAATAGTTCTGAACCGGTGTATGAGTATCCCATACTTTGCCCAGCACCGTAGTAATAGCGCTCCATGTCATTGATTGTTCTCATATAATTTCTTGCCATATCTTGTCATCTCCTTAATCTTATTTTATCCACCTATTCAGTTATGAAATACGCTCCCAGCAAGGTTGTGAACTTCTGACCAGTCCATGCTTGCTAAGTCCTGTGTCGAAGGGACCTCGACAGTGGAAAGTTGCTTTCTGATTGTTGCTGCTTCTACTGAATCAGACGACTTACTGATGTTGTCGATTCGGTCACTCAAGTCTGATAGAGCCTTTTCGATGTTAGCAAGTGGTGTTCTTGCATCAAAGGAAGCCGCCTCTCTTGCGTGTGCCTCTTCGGTAAGTTCTTTGTTTAGTCTGTCGGCGAAAACAGTGCCTAGATTGGATTTGAATTGTTCCTCTAGGGACGCTGCTTTGTAAACTTCGTATGCTGCTTCCAAGTCGGAAGGAGTAACTAGACTTGGGTGTAGGTAACCTTTTGCTACTTCACCGCTTCCGCCACTGTTTAGTTTACCGATTGCGTTAGTTGATGGGGAGCCGCCCTCTTGTGCTCGACCTTTGACTTGTCCAGCGAAGTAGTCTGCACCGTCACCAATAGATTCTGGTGTGCTTCCTAGGTTAGCCTTGGAAACTTGGTCAAAGTGGTCTCTTGCACCTGCAATGTCAACACCTGCTGATTTTAGAGTGTTTTCCATCCAGTTTAGGTAGTCACTAGTAATAACATCAGAATATCCTTTTTCCATATCACCATGCATACCTTTTTGCTCGTGCATACCTTTTTGCTCATCTTCGCCTTTGTGCTCAGAACCATACATTGCTTCTTTTTCATCTTTTTCTGACATCTCTTCACCCTTGTCTTTTTTCTTGTTTTTCATGTGTTCTTTCAGACCATCTGGAATTTCACCCTTTTCCATAGCGTCGAGTCTTCCGTTCAATCTATCTAGTGTGCTTGACAGTTCATTTAATACATTATCATCGTTCATACTTGTATCCTCCTTCAATATACGGAATGTCGCCTCCGGGTTAATACCTTTCTCACAAATAGTTACCTCGTGAAGTTCTAGTTTGGAAATTTCTGTGTAGTCACCGTGTTGTTGGTCACTCTTTCGCATTCTCTTGAATGCTTGTCCTCCAATACTAAAACCTCTAAGGGCCCCTTTGCGAATCTCCTTGGCAACTTCTCTTGCCTTTTCTATATCGTCTCGTAGTTTAATGACTACGAACATACCAGCATCGTCGACACCGGATTTCCAAACTCTACCATCAGAGTCAGTGTAAGACGGAATAACGCTTCCAACTTGTATATTTGAATGAGCCAGTTGAACATTTCTAAATCCATCTGCTTTCATAAAATCACCAAAAGCATCTTTCAGGGCACTTCTAGTAATCAAATCTCCTTGCTTGTCTACCATCTCGACAGATGCATATCCAGCGATTACAAGGTCGTTGTCAGCCTTAACTATACTAATAGTTCCACCGTGATTGACGGGGGAAGTTCTCAGTGAAGCCATCGCTGCCATTGGTTCTATAGACAATGCTCATACTATTTAATCAAGTATGGAAGACAGCCTTGTCTGAGTCTATTTCTAAAACACCGTCTGACACAGGTATGACCAAGTGCTTTTTGTCCTCTGTGTCCTCTGTTTCCGGTTCTATAGTCGAATCTTCACCGGGTCGCTTTTTGTTGTCATAATCGGGCATGGTCTTTTCATCATTAAGATTAGTCGGACCCATGGGCGATTCTATAGGTGTAGCATAACCTATACCCAGACCCATAGTGCCAGTGCTAGATTGGCCAACCGCTCCTACTCCGCTTTTGAGTAATTTTTCTATCAGTTGCATGCCTTTCACTAATACTGTTCGTTTGTCTGGTATTTTCCATTCAGAGTCTTTTATCTTTTTAGGCGGAATCAATGGTTTACCATCGCCTTTTGATTCGTGCACTTCGGCTTTATCCTCATTGTCTGCCTCAGCGATGTCTAAGTTTGCTTTGAGAAGTGCCCCTGCTATAGGGCTCCAATATACTCTTTGACTTTCAGATAGCCTGACTAAGTAATTGTTAGATGACAGCGGACTATGAACTGACCAGTGCCCTTGAGATTCTGTGGCTTTGTAAACTACATCCCCCTGCGGCATTACTACTCTAATGCCACTCTTAGCCCTATGAACTTCACAAAGCCATTGCGAGTCTAAGGACTTAGCGAGCAAACTTAAGGTCTCCCTGCTGACAAGACCTTCACCTTCTGCTTCACCAATTATTTCTGAGCCAGTCAAAGTATAAACTGTCTCTTCATCTACTGATTCTACTTTGCTTACATTAGCAGCGTTGACTCTGACATGGTCACCTTTGTTGTATTTTTCTTCACTGTTGAAAGCGACTCCTACATCCATGTAAGTTTCACCTTCGGACTCCACTGCTCTGTTTCCTATCTTTTCCGCTTGAGTAATTGGACCAGTGCCCAAACGATATGTGTAAGGCCCGTTACCTCTTCTATCTAATACTCTTAGCACTACATCTTTACCCGGCTTGAGCATGACCCACTTAGGATGTCTTAGTTCGCCAGCCATATATGTTGACTTGGCATCTCTGAGTAATACTGAGCCGTGGTCTTTCTGTAAATCATCTACTGCTAATTTAAGACCTGCATCGTCGGCAAGTCGAGTGTCACTAGCACTTGGTAAATGTATATTGTCTACTCCTTCCATAGCACCTCGGAGTATTTTGATTCTGTCGTCAATAGGCACTTCATGGACCTCTTTATCTTCATATTCTAAAACATCAAATATGTAGTAGCCGTCTTCTGTTTTTATGACATCTACATGATAATCTTCGTCTGTTACTTTCTTGAAATTTTCTTTGTCTTCGTCTGACAAATCGAAAGTAGGAGATGTAATTTCGTCATCGTCTTTCTTAACAAACCCTCTTTCACCCTCTGGCATAACAGAAACTATCCAGTCGCCTGTAAACCCACGCAGATGTTCAAGGTCGTCGAGTTCAAAGATACGGTGCATCGGCTGTAGCGTAGGGACTTCCGGGCCCAAGTCTTTTCTGATAATGTCAGGATTAGTTAAGTCTGCTAGACCAATCTCAGACTTAGTAACCGACCTAGCATCTCTACTCAATGTCCGAGTAAACTCACCAGACTTGAACTGAGGGGCTCTCCTTTCGTTTATAGCCAATGATTGTCTTGCTTTTTGATGCTCAGGGCCGTAAAGTAAACTCTGCCAAGCAGGTGCCGCTACTGAAATCATCTTGTCCCAAAAGTGACTAGTCAGTGGGACTAAAGCGTGAATATTATCTTCGTTAGGTCCAACCATAGTAATTTTAGGAGTGCCGTCAGAACCTATGTAGTAATTGAAATTAGGTGAAAAGTCGTCTCCAAACTCATGTCTAAAACCGGCTGAGTTATACAGGCTCTTGACGGTATGTGTGTCGTGACCGTTTGGCCCGACTTTAACTCGGCCAAGACCGGATTTAGTTTGAGTGAATTCCTGTGGAACTTCTACATCTGAAAAATTAGTAATCAATGAGTTAAGTGTCTGTATCGCATTTTGCTGGTCGTCTAAATTACTTGCGTCTGCTTTACCTCTACCTTTTGTCTTCCTAGAGAACCTAGAGCGACCTGTGTTCAATTCCTCTCCAAACCTATCATCTAAGTTGTGTGCGAGTTGAAAACCGATACCCGTTTGTCGATTTCTTTCCTCTGCATCTCTACCTAGAGCATTGTATATTTGTCCCACCTTTCTAACGAAGTCTTTGACATCAGGACTGTTTACTTGTTTACGATTGAGCATGTCTGCGAGCATAGCGTCGATGTCTATATCAGGATACATTTGACTAAACAATTGTCGACCTGTCATAACAGAAGGCATAGGTTTGTTTTCGTTAAGTCTGGGTAGTAGAGTATTGTCAAGATAATCTTTTACCGTTTGTCGCAATCTGTTATCAGACTTATCCAAACCAAGTGAATCCATAAGCGAATCTTCATATTGACGATTAAACATTTCTCCTTGTTCAATCAAGGCTTGTGCTTGTTCAGGGTCAGCCTGCATCATAACGCCGTTCTGTATTTGTGAAATAGAATCCAAAGCACTAAAATAATCAAATACATTTTTAGCACCAATTGCATTACCAAAGTTAGAAACCGCAGTTTTCATACCTGTAGCAAAATCTGTAGTTGGCTTTGACTGACCTTTAACTTCAAACTTCGTATTACCTAGTGTCATGATGTCGTGGCTGTCTTCGGGTGCCTTTTGTAAGAAATCATTTGACATCGCTGCCCACATACGCATGTTAGCAGCCGCTGTTTCGTGGTCAGCATTGGGGTTGAATATCTGAGCAAGTTGAGCCCTACCTTCTGGAGTTTGCTCAAGCATCCTGTATAGATGCTCACCTGCGTCTGCAATCGCTTTGATATCAGCATCCAACTTTCTTTGTAGAGTATTATGATGACCTTTACCGCCATAATAACGAGTTCCTTTGATATTTCTTCTTTCCCACGCTTCCATCTGGTTATCTAATTGATTTAACTCACCCTGTAAAGTCAGTCTTTCACCTTGTGTCAGACTACCAGATTCTAGCAACTCTTCTATGTCACCAGCCCTATCCATCAGACCTTCAAAATACTGTGACTCTTCCTCAGCCGCCATCGGTCTTTGAGACGCAGACAGCCTCCTCGAAACATCGCCTTGTGGATTTAGTTCTCTAGGTATACCAAGATTAGTCATCATACCTATATCTATAGGTTTACCATCTGGTCCAATAACCAAATTACCTTCATCGTCGGTGAGTTGATTACCAATAGTGTGTTGTCTAAGTTTGTCATCCAAGTCAGCAATCATTCTTTCTTTGGCTTTTGGTAACTCTTGTAGTTCTCCCATTAGCAGATTTTTTTCAGTCGACAGCACTCTATTAAACTCAATGAGTTCTTCATCTGTTAAGTTAGGTGGGGCTTTTCTTTGATTTAAATTTTCAAGTTCTCGCTCTATCCGACTTCTGGAGTTTTCTATACTATCCTCTATTTGCTGCTTTTCTTCTTTGATATCGAACTCACCAAGTGTTTCAAATCTAGCACTAAGGTCGTTTACTAAGTCACTGTGGTCAGCAAGTGTAGAACGCAAACCCGTTCCTTCTTGTAAAAGGGCGGGGTCTTTGTAACTGATTACTCTTCTAAGCGGCTCCATTGGGTTATTACCCATACCAACCATAGTGCCTATAGTGTGGTAACTATGAGCGGCAGTTTGTTCAACTTCGTCGTTGTTGAATGTCCCTTGGTGTATATTGACCATTCTCAGATGGTCAGGAGTTTCACCACGCAGTTTGTCATGAGCATCTCTGGCAGCATCACCGTCACCTGATTCTCTTGCAGCATGATACTCCCTATGTATTTCATTACTATGTTTACCATCAGTTCCGCTAGAGTGTCTTTCAGTGTGAATATTTTGACCGCCTGCGCCTTTTAGTTTTGAAGAAATGACAGCACTCTGTGGGTTCATCAAAGAACTAGGTCGGGCAAAATCGCCTCTGAACGCTGTAGTTTTGCCCTCGGCATCGGGAAACAAATTCAACCCACCCTGTCCGAAAGGTCCAAAGAAAGCATCCATGCTCTTACCACCGTCAATGTGCTGTATACCTATTCTGTTGCCGGTCTTTTCAAAGAATAAACTCACTTCTTTGTCACCCATCATGGTTTTTTCAGTCGTAGGTTCAAATTCACCGACTTGTTCTCCATCTGCACCAATGTCTTGTAAGTAATCACCGAAACGCTCCCTCAAAGCCTGAGAGTCTGCTGATTGTTCTGTCTCTACAGGTCTATAAGCCAAAGTATGATGATGTAGCAAATTGAACAATTCATTGGCCTTTTTACCCATACCACCTACTTGGAAAGGTCTTTTCCAATGAGTAGCAAGTGTATCATGGTCATCAAGATAATCATAGTGTTCAGGGTCCATATGAGTGCCATAATTTATCGCACCGTGATTTTGAGCGACCCTACCTGCCGCCCTCATCTTGATAGACTCGTCTCGCCTTTTTTTCATAATCTCATCAAGTTCTTCCTGACTAAATGGCGAATCGGCTTTTTTCCAAGCAGGTCCCCAAATAGGATGTTCACCGTCTTCGAGTAACTTACCTTCACTATCAATATTGAGCATATTTCTTAGCATGGGTTCACTAAGGTAATTCTGTTTCTTACCCTTACCAATAGACTGTTTTCTCCAATGTATTTCGTTTCTCTTATCGTCAAAATAAGGGACATGGCTATAACTAAAGGCAATAGCATCTGGATTATACATTCTATACATTTTGTTATAATGGTCCACTGCTCTTTCCCAGTCTCTTTTCTTTCCAAGACTACTACCTTGCATTGCCATCCAATTGTGAACTCTTTGGATATTTTCAGTATCTTCTGGCAAACGCTTTGGTTTAATCGCTAGAGGATGTTGAGAATGTTCAGGAACTCTAGTCCACCAGTCGTATAAGCCAGAAAATCTTTGTTGGAAATTCCGCTTAAGTCTGGGCAACAAGTTTTCTATTTGTGGGCTGCTGTCGAAAGTCAAAGGTCTAGTGCTATCTGCCCCTCCATACTCATACAAGTGCCGATAGGTTTTTTCTCTTTCTTCTGGACTAAACCATTCCATACCGAGAAAGTAATCCATAAAGCCTAGATTCTGTTGCCAGTCTGTTTTGGCATCTTCCATATGAGACTGCTTTAACTCGTGGTCTATTTCTGCCTCTGATAGGCCCTGTTCTTTTCTGTCTGCTCGAACTTTGTTAACCATATCTCGATTACTTTCTTCCCATCTTTTGTAATGATTAAGATAGAGTTGGTGATTAGTGGCATCTTCGTTCAACTTACCAAGATGCAAAGGTGTTTGTAAAAAACTGTGGTCATTCTTTGCTGCGTGTTCTTCCCAAGCAAGTTCTTTCTTAGCGTCTATTTGGCTTTGAGAATCGCTACCAGCCTCGTTTGCTAAATAAAAATCTGCTAAGATTTGGTGATAATTGCCGTGTAAAGGATTGAAGCCCTGACCTAACGAGTTGCGTGTTCGATAGGGGTCGTTTGCCTCGCCATTAATTACCGTGAAGGGTCTACCAGAATATCTTAAATCATCTACATTAGGT